CCTGATTATAAGAACTCAGTTTATTATAAGAATGGTTTTAATTATGTAGGTGATACAGGTAATATATTAAAATACACTAATTTCCGTAAACTTTTTAGTAGACAACGATTTCAGAAACATAAATTAGAAGGTTTATTTCCTTTAACTTTTGATAAAGATTTAACGGCTGACGAGATATTATCATTGAATAGGATATATCCTGTTTACAATTCAGGTAACTTTAAATTTGAAATGAGTATATAATATGGGTAGTATTGTACCTACTAGTTTAACTAGTATAGAAGATAGTATCAGATTAGAAAAAATGGAAGCTCTTATGAAAATAAGAGATAGGCGTAATGACTTCGCTATTAATCATCATGTTAATACTTATGGTGAGAGGATGGATTTTAAAAATAATCCTCATTTATATGCTCTTTATGACCACCTTTCAGAGAATTTGGTTCTACAAGGATCTGTGCAAAGTTGCAAGTCTGAGTTCATTGTAGTAGATCATTTAGCTTCAGCTTCTATAGGAATGTCAATATTCTTTATCTTACCTAAATTTGAATCCCGTGGGGCTTATGTACAGAATCGTATTGATAAATGTATAGCTACTGTTCCTGAATATAGAAGACAGAAGAAAGTTGCTGGAGAAGGTTCTTTTGATAATGTTGTTATGAAATCATTTGGTAAAGGTAATGTGAAATATTGCGTGTCTAGTAATACTGATGTAAGTACTCCAGATGGCAAGAAAAAAATTACTGCTTTAAAAGAGGGAGATGCAGTATACTCTTATATTAATGGTAAGTTGATTGTTGACAAGGTTAATTTCGTTGTAAATAATGGAAAGAAAAAAACTTATGCTGTGATAGTAAAAAATGACCTACATACTTTAAAATTCACTTGTACTTCTGATCATTTATGCTATATCAATAATAGAGAACAAACATTAGAAACGATTATTAATAAAAATTTATTAGAGGACAACACCGATAAAAGAAACTCTAGAGGGCTTAGTACATTACAAACAGAGGACAAGGAAAGTGAATTTGAAAACGAAGTTAAGGAAAAAAGGAAGTCTGTCTTACGAAGAGATGAAGGAGTTAGAAACACTGTCCAATATTTTGATGAGAAAACAGATGAGATTTTAACTTTACCTATTATAGCTATATATGAAAATCCTATAGAGGAAGTATGGGATATACAAACTAAAAAGTACCATAATTTTTTTGCCAACGGTATTTTAGTACATAATTGTGGAAGTAATGTTCTATCAGACTTCAAAGAATTTCCAGCATCATGTCTCAAATTCCTTGAAATTGCCACAGACATAGGGGATAAACCCTTACATGCTATTAAGCATGGTGATAAAGTACTTACTAGGAGCATTCTAGGTGTATTAGAATATGAAAGAGTGTTGGGATGTGTCCCCACAGGCTTTAAGAAAGTATATGACGTATACACACAGAATAATGTTAAAATCACTTGTACTTCTGATCATTTATGCTATATTAATAATAGAGAGCAAACATTAGATACAATGTTTGACGAAACTATTATTAACAGCATAGAAGGAGAAGACAATGGGTTTATCAGGATTAGGACTGGATGTACAGCTGACAGCAGACACTTTCGAGGCTACATTAGGGATTGCATTAGGAGACTCATATTTGCGGCCACAGAAGAACAACAAGGCAGCAACTCTAAAATGTGCCCAAGGGTCAAAGCAAAAGGATTATCTTTTGCACAAGTACTCACTTTACGAAGATATTATTTTCTCGTCCGTGAAAGAGTACCAGAATGGATTGACATCTGTTTCAGCAGGGAAGGGGAGCTTTTTATCTTTTCAGACTGTGGGGAACAAAGACCTTTACGTAATATTCAAGGCAAGCCATATACCGCATGGAGAAACATACAGAAAAGCATTCACAGAAGAGTTGGCTTCTTGTATGACGTTACGTTCATGGGCATACTTTTATATGGACGATGGGTGTCTCAAAAATGGGGCAGTAATGTTCTGTGTAAATTCTTTTCCTTTAGTAGAGGTAGAAAGAATGGCACAAAATTTACACTACACGGGTTTTTCAGATGCTTATGTTTTAGACACTCACAAAAAGACAAAAGACGGTCAACCTATGTACCAAGTAAAACTTCCGATGAAAGATTCCTCAGAGTTCTTAAAACAGACGAAAAAGTATGCTGTGCCAAGTCTGCTTTACAAATGGGAGAGAAAACAGGAGGAGGCTACTTACTGTCCTACTTGCAACAATATAAGAAAGTATTTAAAACCTGTGCACGTGTGTGCAAAATGTGGAAGCGACAAGATATATCGAACAAAGAAGAAGGAAGCCTACAGACTTTATGCGAGAGTGATAAATGCAGACAAGGACTACAGAGCGAGGCAGAATGCAAATCTAAAATTAAGAAGAAAAAAAATGCAGGATGGTTCACCAGAGTTTTACAGTCAGCAAAAGCGTTATCACAATTTAAATCGAAAGAAGAAAAACGGGTTAATATCCTCTACAGAGGAAAAGGAAAGACTTTTACTATGCCATATCTTGACGAAAGAAGTGGTAAGATATTAGAGGTAGAGGTTACTGGTATATATGAGAATAAAAAGTTAGCAGAGGTTTGGGATTTACAGACAGAGAAGAATCATAATTTTTTTGCTAATGGTGTACTTGTACACAATTCAGTTATGTTTGTTGAAGAGGTTGACCAATGTAATCAGATTAATTTACAATATGGTGAAGACCGTTTAAGAGGTAGTAAATTTCAGTTTAAACGTTTTGTAGGAAATCCTACTGTAGAAGGTTTTGGAATAAACAAACATTTTAAAGGCTCTACTCAGAATATGTGGCATGTACAATGTCCTCATTGTAAAGAGTATACTATTATAGATTGGTTTAAGACTATTGTAGAGGAAAAAATAGATTCAGATGGTTCACCTTGCGATTTTAAACTAAGAGATACAGGTTTTTTAAAGGGCGAAGCCATGGATATTCGTCCTATTTGCACTAAATGTGGTTTGCCTATGGATAGGTTTGCTAGAGGTGAATGGGCTGAGATGAATCCTGGTGCTTTATCAGATGGTTATTTAGTGACTATGATGAATAGTCGTTTCAATAATCTGTCTAGTATGTTTGAAAGATATCAAGATTCTTTTGGTGATGTCACAGCTATGACACATTTTTATAATTCTGATTTAGGTATATGTTATACACCTCCAGGTATGTGTTTAACGGTGGAGACTTTAAGGAAGACGGCAGATGATACAATGTTTGTACATAAAGGTAATAGCTCTTATATAGAATCCTGTTCTTCTAAAACAGCTTGTACAATGGGTGTTGATGTAGGAAAGAATTTTGATGTCAGGATTTCTCAATTGACTCCTGAAGGTAAGAGGAGAGCTATGTTTATAGGTAAAGTAGCAACTAAATCTGAATTATTAGATTTAGTTAAACTGTTTAAAGTAGAAGTTATGGTAATAGATTCTATGCCTGAAGCCAAACTTGTACAGGAAATCCAGGACGAATTCCCATGTTATACATGGTTATGTAGATACGGTTCAGAGGGTGCGCACGGAAGAATTAAAAGAGATAGTAAGCAGATGATTCTAAATGTTGATAGAACTAATATACTTGATAAGGTAGTAACAGGATTAAAAAAAGGGAAGAATATTTTACCTAGAAATTTTGAGTCTATTCTTGGTGGAGAGTATGTTAAAGAGATGTTGGAATCTAAAAGAAAAGCAGACTTAGATAGCAAAGGTAACATTAAGTATTTATGGTCTAAAGGTAAAGACCATTCTTTTCATGCTGATGCTTATGATTTATTAGCCGGTATATTATTAGGCTTAGAATCAAATACTTTTTTAGATGCTTATGTAGGTTAATCATTAATAATTTTTTTATTAATGGTTTTTTTTAGTTTGGTGTGTTATAGTAGTAGGCGTACACATATATTTTTAATTTATAGGTTATATATAATGACTAAGAAAAAAGAAGAAAAAAAAGAGATTATTTTAACAGAAGCATATATTTGTGGTGATGGTTCTGTAGTATCTGCAACAGAGTTATCAAAGAGAATGACTTCTTCGGCAGTTGGTTTACGAGAGCAACTACAGAAAAATTTAGATGGTTCTAATCAGGAAATACCTAATGTATTAGATGGTGGTAGTAGTATTAATATGTTAGATGTTGTAGATCCTCCTTTTAATCCTGAAGTTTTAGCACAATTATTAGAGAGTGAAGAGAACCATTTTCGTTGCTGTTTTCCTGGTGATTCTCCTGTTGTTAAGGGTACATGGGAGACAGTCGATATATCCTCGGTTAAAGAGGGTGAGAAGGTTCTCGGTATTAATGGGGTTTTTGAAGAGGTTTCATCTATCTATACTTATGATATAGAAGAGAAGATTAAAGATATATCTGTTAGAGGGTATTGTACTTCATTACGTCCTACTTTTGAGCATCCTTATCTTTGTTTAGATAAAGACGCTAGGAAAATGAGAATAAGATATAATAAATATCTGTCTATGAGGAAGAAAAGAGGCTTATCTTTATCTGAGTCTGAAACTTATGATACTTTTGTTAAAAATGTTCAACCTTTTTTAGGTTGGAAGAAAGCTAGTGATTTACAGAAAGGAGATTTTTTACTCTCCGTAGTACCTAAGTTAAAGGAAAATGAATCTTCTATTTATGTAGATGGACATGGGGAATTCAAGTTGGACGATGATTTCATGTCTCTTCTTGGTTATTATTTAGCAGAAGGTAGTACTACAGATACATCTTTTTTCAGAGAAACTAAATCTACTACTGGTGGTCATATTCAAAGAAATACACATACTGTTTTTTCTTTTCATCAAAAAGAGAATGATTATCATAAAAAAGTTATTGATTGTTTAGATACTATTTTTGGTAGTAAAGTAAAAGGTTTTAATGAGAAGGATAGTTTAGGGTATAAAATATCTTCTTCTAAGAGAAATGTTTTTGATGTAATGCTACATTGTGGAGGTAAAACTTGTTATAGGAAAAGAATATTACCTGAAATAATGCAGAAGATGACTAAGAGGAATGCCTTGGTTCTTTTAAACTCATACTTTAATGGTGACGGGCATGATACAGGTTTAACTAATATTGTGCAAAAGGGTAGAAGTTATTTAGTTGCTACTACTTCTAAACAATTAGCATATCAAGTTCTATGGTTGTTGAAAGCACTAGGTTATTGGACTAATTTTTATGTGCAAAAAGAAGTAACTAAAAATAATAGGGCTAAAGTTTATAAGATAGGTATTTCAGGTAACGAAGATATAGATTTATTTACTGATTTAAGAGAAGGTACTTTTAATAGCCATTACAAAGCAGGGTTCTTTTTGCCTATTAATGATAATATGTATGCCTGTCATCCAATTAAAAGCATTAAAGATAAATTTTACAAAGGTAAAGTTTATACTTTTGAAGTACCTAATACTAATACTTTTGTAGCAGATACTTTTGTAACACATAATTGCAGTGTAAAATCAACTGATTCTGTTGGAAGAGGTTGGTCTTTAAATAGAACGTCTGATTTAGAGTCTGATCTTGTTTTTAATGAACATAAGAAAGAGGTGCAAGATTTCATTTACCATTGTAATGAGGTAGATGAATTTGAGGGTGTTTTAACAAAAACTGCCTTAGATTTTGAAGCTATAGGATGGGGTGCTATAGAAGTAGTACGTTCTATAGATATGAAAATAGCTCGTCTTTATCACATTCCTGCTAAGAGAGTGACAGTATTAAAAAATTGGAATGGGTTTGTAGTATCTAATCCTAATGGTTCTACAGATTATTATTTACCCTTTGGAAAGAAAGTTCTTTCTAAAACACGTAGAGATCTTGATGGTAAATCTGCTATATACGACCCTAAAAAAGATGGTAATTTTAAAGGTGCAAAATGGAATTTTGTAAGTAGAACAGATCCTAATAAGAAAATACGTTCTTTGCGTAAATCTGCTAATGAAATAATATTCATTCAACAATTCCACCCTAAATCAATATACTATGGGATACCTAACATAATACCAGCTCTAGGAAGTCTTTTTGCTAATGTTAACATTAGGGATTACTTTCTACAATTCTTCGAATACAACACCGTACCGCAATATGCAATTATTATTAAAGGTGCGAAATTAACTCCTGAAGTAAAACAGATGATAACTCATTATTTTGCTGAGGAAGTAAAGGGTCAAGCACATAAAACGCTTATCATACCTTTATCTACTTCTGCTGGAGGTGATGTAGAGGTTCAATTTGAAAAACTATCTGATAGTAAATTAGAAGGTTCATTTCAGGAGACAAGAAAAAATAATAGGGATGCCATATTAGTAGCTCATGGAGTTAGTGCAGCTATTGTAGGTATTACAGATTCCGCTAGTTTAGGTTCCGGTAAAGGTACATCTCAGTCTGAGAATTATAAAAATAGGGTTGTAAATCCCAGACAGAGAAGATGGCAGAGAATGTTGAATAAACTCTTTTTTAGAGGTTTAGGTATTTCTTCAGTATGTCTTGAGTTTGAAGAATATGATATTGCAGATAAGAAATTAATAAGAGAAAATCTGTTAGCTTATCTTTCAAAAGGTTGTGTTACAATTAATCAAGTTGTAGAACAAGCAGGGTTAGGAGAGGATATCGCTGGTGGGGATAGGGCTTTTGTTACAGTAGATAGTAATGTAACAGTCTATGTAGATGAATTAGATGACTATTTTGCTAAGAGAGCTTCTTTGGCAGAGAAAACTAGTAAAGAAGATAGTACTACTGAAGATATAATAATTACTGAATAAAATAAGATAGTTTTTTATATAAGAGGTTGACTTTTATTTGTTTGAGTTATATTGTAATTAATAGGAGGCTTTTTTAAATGAGCAAAAAAGAACTTTTTATATATGCTGGTATACAAAAAAGCGTAGATGGATCTCGCTGTGTTAAAGGTTTTCTGTCTATGAACAATCCAGATCGTTCAAATGATATAGTTACCCCTGAGTCTTTTGACTTAGATCGTTAGAGTAAATCCACAATTATATTATAATCATAAACAGTGGAAAACTCCTGATGGTAATGATATAAATATAGGTTTGTTTGATACTATAGAGATAGGTAAGATTGTAGATATAGGCTCAGATACCCAATGGGGAGTAGTTAATACTGAAGGTGAGCCAATAGGTGAGTTTTCTAAAGAAAGATCCCCAGATGCTATGGTAGGCAGTAGAGGTGTATGGGTAAAAGCTTTAGTTACTGTAGATGAGGTTTGGGATCAGGTAGAACAGGGAGATTTAAATGCTTTTTCATGGAGAGGTTTAGCTTCTTTTGGAAGAGTTATTATAAATGGTATAGAAAAGTATTTCACAAAAGCAATAGACTTGTTTGAAGGATCTCTTGTATCTATACCAGATAATTATGCAGCTACTTGTGAGATTTCTAAAAGTTTAGTTTCTTATAGAACAGCTAATAAGAAGATGCTTTACGATAAAGCATTAGAAGTATCTTTATTCACTATTCATAAGATGATGTTTTCTACTGAGGTATTTACTAAAGAGTTAGCAGAAACTTGGGTAGAGGAGAATGGCTACACAGTACAAAAAGATTACGAGGAAGATGGTGAGTTAGTATTTGAAATCGCTGAAGATTTTGAGGAATCATCTTTGAGAACACTTCAGGTTATACCGGGTGTTCAAGTAGTTGTCGGTGAACAACAAACTTTAAATAAATCTCATAAAGGAGAAGGTGACATGACTAAAGAAAAGAAAAAAGAGGCAGTAATTCCGACAGAAAAAGATAGTAAGGATGTAGTAGCAGCTAGTGAAACAGTTAAGGAAGTAGTTAAAGAAACTGTTAAAGAGACTGTTAAGGATACTGTAGTACCAGAAGTTGCTGTAGTACCAGAGGATTTGAAAGAAAAAGGTTTAGTTAAAGAAGAGTTTGAATACTTATCAAATACTAAATGGGAAAAATTGTCAGGAGTATTTAAAGCTATGCAGGCTTTTGATGAAGCTGTTTGGCTAACCCCTAATGATAATGATGAGCTTAAAAAATGTGTAGATGAATTAATTGAAATCCTTACTGAAAAGAAAGTTGATATTAAAGATTCTGAGATGTCTAAAGGTTTTGATGAATTAGCGACTAAAATTTCAGCTCAGATTATGTCTGAAATGAACGATACTTTTAAAGCTTTAGGAGAAAATTTAGTTTCTTTTAAAGAAGCTTCAGAAGTTTTTATGAAAAATGCTAATGCAAAAGGTTTTAAAGATGAAAAAGGTTTTTTGAATGAACAGGGTCTTTTAGAAGAAGAACCTGCTAATAAGACAGGTGAGGATAATCCAGAAAGTATTAGTAAAGGTAATGTTAAAGGTAATGAAGTAAAGACAGAAGTAGCTAAATCAGTAGAATCAGAGAGTTTTACAGGACACAGTGCATTTTTAAACGCTTTGGACACTTTTGCCGAAAGTTTTAAAACTGAATTGAAAACAGTGTCACAAGAAGTTAAAGATGTGCAGAAATCTGTAATAAGTGTTGTAGATAGAGAAGATGACATTGTTAATACAGATAGCAAAGATCCTTTAGCCTGTTTCAGTACGAACTGGCCTTTAGGTTAATACGAATTAAATAAGGAGAAAGAAAATGAGTTCAAAATTAGACCCTACTGTAATGTTAACAAAAGGTGAAATTAACGATTCCCTTCCAAATACAATGCTTAATAGGCAGCAATCAGATAAATTTATTGATTTGGTAGTTGACTATTCTAATCTTTTAAAACAAGTACGTACCAAACGTATCAATTATAATAAAGGTGAGATCAATAAATTGGATTTAGGTAAGATAGTTACTGAGGGAGCAGATATTGCATCTAACCCTTTCTATGTAGCTAATCCTGATGCAACTAAAATTGAGTATGATACCGTGAAATATAGAGCTGGTTTTGACCTTACTACAGATTTCACAGAGGATAACTTGCAAGGTAAGAGTATTAGAGATACCCTTTTAGCACAGTTTTCTAAAGCTATATCTCTTGATAGTGAGAGAGCTTTCTTACAGTCTGACTCTTCTATTGCTCCTACAGCATCAAGTTCTGTAGAAGATAAATTACTTGGAGTTAATGACGGTATCTTTAAAATTTTAGGCGCTACAATTGCTCAAGATGGTGCAGCAGCTACTAATGTTAGTGCAGTTAAAAAAGCAACTTCATTGAAGTATTTCTATGATATGAAGAAAGCTATTCCAAAACGTTATCGTAATGCTAAATCTGAGTATAGATGGCTTGTATCAGATGCTATTTATGATAAATGGGCATATGACCAAACTGGTAGAGTAACTGCTTATGGTGATGCAGCTATTCAAGGTAAAGTTCAGAATAGACCTCTTGGTATTGGCATGATAGATTGCCCTATGATTAAAGAGGATATTGTTCTTACAGCTGGTACAATACTAGATGGTACAAGAATGATGCTTACACCATTAAAAAATCTTATCTATTTCATACAACGTGAAATAACGGTTGAATGGGAACGTGTTCCTCGTAGTGACTTGTGGCAGTTTACAGTTCATTACAGATGTGATTTTACTGTAGAGAATAGAGCTATGGTAGTTACAGGCACAAATATTTCGGAATCACAAGCTGATTACTAAAATATAGTTTATGATAAAGGCGGAGGTTTAATATACTCCGCCTATTTTTAATTTTTAAAGTAAAGGTAATTTTAAAATGAGTAAGACTCTAGAGCTTTCTATGTATGATCAGTATATCACACCTATATCTAAACAGAAGGTACTTAAAAAAACACCTTTTAAGGTTTCTGATGAAGAAGCTGAAATTTTACTGCTTGATAATATTTGTGTAGAATATGTATGTGATGATAGTATAGATGTTAATGAAGTTGAAGATATAGTTGAGATGAAATCTGTATCCTCATGTTTAGGTAAAAAAGTTATAATATTAAGTAATAAATGTGATTTAGAATCTTTTATAGGAACAAGAGTTCCTTATAGTATAATGTATATTGCAAAAGAATTATACTATGCAGTACCTACTAGTTTCATAAAATATGCTCCATTATTTAAAGGTATAAATATTATAGATAACTCCACTCTTAAAGGAGTTGTTACAGAAGCTTTTAAGGTGATTAACATTTCTGACTTTTATAGGAAAAAAGAGTGTGTATATGATTCTTTAGAAAAAAAGGTGACAGAGAAAATTTCTGATCATCTACTTGATACACCTATTCAGGTAGGATTAGCAGAATATAGTTCAGAGGTATATGACCATACTTCATCTTGGTCTTCTACAGGTTATGTTGTTGTAGAAGTGACAAAACAAACGCCTCTTCTTTTTCTACAGAAGATTAGTGCTTATCTGAAAAAGAAAGGTAAGATTTTAGTTCTTATAGGTGAGACAGGCTCTTTAAATATGAAAGATATTGATGCATACGTGTGCACAGATTTTAGTATTACAGATAAAGTCTGTCTAATACGCAGGTCAAACTTTTTTATAGGGATAGATACTGTTTTCACTCATATGGCAGCAGGGTTTGGAATTAATACCTTATTTATGTCTAAGAGTTTTCCTGCGCATCTCTATAGTGATATATATAGAAAAAGTCATAAAATTAATAGTGTAAATGCCGATGATGTTATAGAAATACTTGATTATTAAAGTTTAGGAGTACCAAAAATGTCTAATTATGTAACCCTATCAGAAGCTAAGGCTTTTATACCTCCTACTAAAACTTCAGTACCTGATTATTCTGCCTATTCTGATGCAGATTTACAGGGTATTTTAGATAGGGCTGAAAGTGCAGTGAATCATTATACTAATAATCAGTTTTATGTATCTACAGAGTCTTTTAAAGTTAATGGTAATGGGTTAAGTCAATTATACTTACCTGCTACTGGTCATCCTTATCCTATTATAGCTCTTACAAAAGTAGCATGGTTGAATTTTGATGATACTGTATATCAGGAGTTTGTTTATGGAACTGATTATAAATATGATAAATACTTTTTAATAATGAATAGTACATCAGGAGATTTACCTAATTCAAGAGATTTTATAGCTTCTCCAGTATACTGGCCTTTAGGTACAGAGAATGTTCTTGTAGAGGGTACATTTGGTACTGCTGTTTGCCCTCCTGATATAATTTTTGTAGTTAACATGTTATTCGTATTAAATTCTATAGGCCCTTCTGAAGCAGGTTTAGACGTTAAAGAGGGTGTAGAGAGTGAATCCTGGTCAGATTATAAAGTAAAATATAAGGTAATAGATAATCGTAAAACTTACCCTAATTATACAGGTTATGATATGTTGGATAGTATTATAGATAATTATGTGTGTTATACAGATTTATTTTTTGTTGTATAGAAATTTATACTAAATAGAGGTATACTATGAATGGTTTAATAGATAAAGCTGACTTTTATCAGGTTGGAGTATTGGACACTTCTCAGGGTATTGCGGTACCTGCTACTGACACATTATTATATGATGATTATCCTTGTAGGTTTACTGAAAGAGATATGACTGATTCTGACTTAAAATCCTTTGATAGGATAGAGTCTGGCTCGGAAAAATATTTTATGGTTATAACTGAACCTATAGATTTAACTGATGATAAAACATATTATCTTATTTATGGGGGATATAGGTATGATGTAGTTTGGTTAAGAAGAAAATATGACCAGAGCGGTACGTATCATCATCTTTCGTTAAAAACGGAGAAGTGTTAGAATGAAAGCTAAAACTAGAATTATTTGGAAGAAACATATTTCTAGTGCAGCTAAAGTAGTTCCACCTCATATTTTACAACAGCTTATGATTAAAGTGCTCAAGTAACATTTGTGCCTATTATTAGAGAGAGATTAATAAAAAATAAATCTGTAGTTTCAGGAAAACTTTATAAGTCTATTAGAGCAGTACCTTCAATTACATTTCAAAAAGTTGCCAGAATAAAGATTGAGGCAAATATTAAATATGGTTTAGATGTAGAGAAGGGTAGAGGGCCTCATAGAGCTAATTTAGTTACTTTGAGAAAATGGGTAAAGAAGAAAATGAATCCCGCTAATCCTACTGCAACTGCTATGAGAATAAAAGATAGTATAAAGAAAAAAGGTACTATAGCACATCCTTATCTTGCACCTTCTATTAATAAACTTAGTTTAGCTAAGTTTACTAGAGTATTAAATGCTAGTTTATATATTAATCTAGCTAGAAGATTACCGAGGCGTTAAAAAATGATACATTTAGTTTGGAAAGCAATTTACCAGAAACTTATACAATATACTGATTTAATGACTGTAATACAACATACTGCTTATGTAGATAATGTTAGTAGAGTTACTAAAGATTTAAGCAATATTAAAATAGGTATATATTATGTAGAAGAAGAGTCGATGCCTTTACCTGATGCGGATACTTCTAGAATACAAATTTCTCCTTTTGACTTTTTTTTAGTTGCTCAAGATGCTATAACTTGTGGTTTAATATTGAAAGAATTTAATAAAACGTTTGAAAAAGGTGGGGAAGAGTATTATCTTAATATAACAAATAGTGATATTTATTGCAATTATTCAAAGATTGTAAGGATAGGTACAGTACAATATGACGAAGAGGACGATTATTGGTTTTGTCCGGTGACAGTAAATTTTATGTGGAGTACAAAATAAATTTTTAAAAAAGGAGTTTACTCATGGGTAACACAAGTAATATTGTAGTAGGTGCCGCAAACGTTTCAGTAGATAGTGTAGATGTAGGTTTTACTAAAGATGGTGTAGCTTTAACAAGTAATAGAGATTATCTTGATGTAGAATGTGACCAATTAGTTGGTACTATTAGAAAAGCTAAAACTAAAGAAGGTTTCACAGTTAAAACAACACTGTTGGAAGCTACATTAACAAGTATGCAGACTGCTTGGGATTTAAGTACATTGGTAGCCACCGGTAATATCGGTGATGGTTTTACTAATGTAAGTAATGAACATACTATGGGTATTATAGGGCCTGCACCTGATTCTAAAACATATACTTTCGCTTTCTATAGAGCTGTCTCTATTGGTAATGCAGAAGTTAAATGGAGTAAGGATAGCGAGGTAGCATTAGAACTTGAGCTTGAGCTCCTAAAAAACTCGAGCGGTTTGTTTGGCACAGTAGTCGAAGCGTAGCAACAACTTATGACTTTTTAAAATGCGTTTAAAACCGCATTTTAAGTCCTTTGACAACTTGATTTTTTTATAATTGATGCTATATTAATATATAAGATAACTATATTATATAACATAAAGTAAAGAAATTATGCAAGACACGAAAATATGCAGACAATGTAAGAAAGAGCTTACCGTAGATAATTTTAGTAGAAATGGTAAGTTTTTACGTTCACAATGTAAAGAGTGCATTAAAGAAAAGAGTGCTTTAAAGTATATTAAGAATAAAGAAAAGATTCTTAAACAAAGCAAAGACTACTATGATACTCATAAAGAAGAATGCAAAAAGACCAAGAAAAAGTGGAGAGAAGGTAACAAAGAAAGTATCAAAGAATGCAGGAAGAAGTATTACGAGGATAACAAAGAAGCAGTTCTTAAAAGAACAACAGAATATGCCAAGAATCATCCTGAACAACGTAAAGAGATAGATAGACGCTATAAAGAAACGCATAAAGAAAAGATTAAAGAATATAGAGAAGAGAACAAAGAGAGAATAAATGCCTACCATAAAAAATATCATAAAACAGATAGAGGTAAACTTTTATCTGTTAAAAAAGGAATTAAGAGAAGAGCATTAAAGAGAGAAAACGGTATATTTGTTGTAACAGATAAATATGTGAGAAAATTACATAATCAGTTGTTTTGTAGTTGTTGTTGGTGTAGGTTAAATGGTAAGGTTTATATAGATCATATCATACCTTTAGTTAAAGGTGGAGGTCATAGAGAAGGTAATCTTCAGGCGACTTGTTTTGATTGTAATGCACATAAGTTTACTAAGTTTTTATCAGAATTTTTATATAAGGTTTAATAAAAAATTTTAGTTTAGTTTTAATTATTTAAGTAAGGGGTATGTAATGGAAGGTCATATTACAATTTCAACAAAAGATATAGAGGAAGCTGCTTTTTTAATGACACAGGGTGCACAATTTGAGAAAGTAGAGAGGAAAGATAGAACTTTTGGCAGACCTAAATTCAGGTTTATTTTTAGTTTAGATGGTACAGAAGAGGATTCTTATAGTTTACGTAAGAATTATTATAATGGTACAACACTTGTAGAGCCTAAACTATATTCACAACGATTAGCAGATATAAGGAATATTTTATTTGAAGCTATTCGTTTTGAGAAAGAGAATGCGTAATTATTATAAAGTAATACTACTATAACTATTAAACAGGAGACAGTAAGAAGATGAGTGAAAACAGTATTAAAAAAGATAAGAAGGAAAAAAGTATTTTTGTTCAGACAGAGAAAGTTATTACAAGAGCTGGAGAAGTTGTTGTAAGAGAGCTTAAATTAGAAGACATTAATTTAATTTTTTCACAGTTAGGGCTTCTTTTTGAGAAAGTATCTAAAAAAGTAAGCATAGAAAAAGTTACAGAGAAGGAATTAATCATTTTATTTTTAGGTGATGTAGATACTGTAAATGCAGTTAAAGAGATTCTTGCCAAAGTTACTGAGAAGGATGTTTCTTTTTATAAAGATTGTCCTATCACTGAATTTATGAAATTACTAAAAGGTTTTCTTAAAGTCAATGATTTCAGTCAATTGAAGCAGCTTTTTTTCGAGATAAAGGAGATGCTGATGGAGGGATAAGTCTTTCATCATGTGTGTATAGGATTATACATAATTGTCCAGCATATAAGATAGATGACATTTTAAAATTAACTATAAATCAGTATGCTATTCTTTTAGAAGAATCTGGTTTATATGAATATAGGAATTTAGCATTAGTTTTAGATGGTATAAGAGTTGCAACAAATGGTAGTGGAGAAGATTATCAGAAATTTAAGAATGCTCTTTTAGCAAATGATTCTAGTGTTAAACAGAGAAATAGACGTAGAAAAGAGAATACAGTATCTTCTTTTGATATAGATAAAATAATATAGAGGTTTATTTATGGGTGCTTTAGCCACTGCTTTTGTATATGTTACTGCTGATACAAGACAAGCTGTAGGTCAGATTCAGAATCTCTATGTTGCTATGGATAAGACTTCTAAGCAATGGGGTAGATTAGGGGTTGAGATGACAATGGCAGGAGCTGCTATTACAGCAGTTTTTGGTACTATAGCTAAACAGGGTGTAACTACATGGGCTGAAATAGAGCAGAAGATGCAGGGAGCACGTTCTGTAGCAAATGCTTCTATAAGTGTTTGGGGGGAGTTAGCAGAGGAGATTGAGAAATTAGGTCTTGCAACTCAATGGACACAAAAACAGTTATGGGATGCAGCTCATACAGCAGTTTCTGCTGGTATACGTGGGAATGATGCCATAAAACAGATAATTAAATCTGCAAGTGATTTAGGTGTAGTTTTACGTGTAAGTTTGCCTGAATCAATGGCTTTAACTATATCTGCTGTAGAGTCTATGTCTGCAGGTATGAGCGATAGTCTACGTTATAGTGCAGGCAATGTTCATCGTGTAGTAGATGAATTATCTCGTTTACAAGCCGCTTCAAGAATAGAGTTTGAAGATCTTCAATATTTTTCTAAACAATTATCAGGGATATCTGCTCAATTAAAAGATAAGTCTTCTCAAAGACAGTTATTAGCTATGTTTGGTTCTTTACGTAAAGTTCTAGGGAGTGGCCGTATTGCGGCTTCAGGATTAAGGCAGTTATTGGATTTTGTGGACAGATTACCAGCTAAAGCAGGTGCTACAGGTAAAGCTATAAGAAATCAGTTAAAGGCTGTAGGAATGGAGATGTCCGAACTTACTTCTTGGCAGCAAGATCCTATGAGTTTAGTTAAGAATTTAGATAAGTCAGGGTTACTTGATATGGCAAAAGCTTCTATTCTGTTTGGTGTCCAAGGTAATAAAGCTGCACAGGTTATGCGTGTTCTTAGAGGTGAGATACAGGCTATTATGGATAGAATGAGTGAAGGACTTGATATTACTGATAGGGTAAGTAGGGATACAGACACTTTAAATATAGAAATGGTAAAATTAACTTCTACTTTAGAAAATATCTGGAAAGTTATAGGTAAGGCTCTTGATGAATCAGGTTTAAGGGATTTTGTTAAATACTTAAATTATGGGATATTACATCCTTTATCAGCATGGATCAAAAAAAATGGTACTTTAGTAGCTTCTATTGTAGCTGTAGGGGTGGCTTTAGGTGGAGTAGTAACTACTCTAGGTTCTTTATTATTAGTAGGTAAAGGTTTTATGTTGATGTTTGGAGGATTAGGTACTACTTTTGCTATATTAGCAAAAAGTGCAGCTCTTCTTGGTGTACTTATAACAAAAGGTGCAACAGGTGCAGCACTTTTTTCAGCTAAATTTGCAGCAATTGGCCCAGGGATTTTACTTTTTATGAGAAGTATTTTAATTCCTTTAGTATTGATAGTAGATTTAATAAGTAGACTTTCAGGTATGGAAGGCGGAATTTTTGAAGTTATCTCATCTGTACAAGGTTATTTTGCTAATGCTGGTAAAAGAGAAGCATTAGAGAGAGCTTATACTGCTGTAATAGAAGAACAATCACTTGTAATTATTAAAAGTAAAGAGAATATCATAAAACTTTCTTTAGAAGAATTAGCTATACAAAAGAAAAATTTAGATATTGTATCAGAGACATTAGCATTAGCAGAGAGAAAAGATGAAGAGATAGAAAATGCTATAAAATTAACTAAAGAGCATACCAAATGGATGAATGAATTTGTAGCAGCTAATGAGGATTTGGCAAATATATCATCTAAAGAAGCATATGTTGAATTGAAGAAAATACAGAAAATACGTGATGCAACGGGTAATTTTATAAGTAAGGAAACAGAAAATAAAGAAAAATATCTATTAACTCAGGTAGGTTATGAGAAAAAGATAGCAGATTTAAGTTTAGAGATACAGAGAAATAAATTGAAACTTAGTGTTAGTTTATCAAAGAGTGCAGCAGAAGAAGAGTTGGAGATATTACTATTTAAATTTAGTCGTTATAGTTCTGAAAGTAAAAGACTTACTGATAGTATTAATAATTATCGTTTAAAAAAATCTAAAGAATCTGAGAATAAAATATATAGTGATAAACTTAGTAAGTTAAAATCTTTTGTTTCAGCAGAGAAAGCAGTCTCTTCTAAAGCTTCTGGTAAATATCAGTCTATAAAGAGTGAGATAGAATCTAAAAGAAAAGAAAGACGTGATATAAAATGGCGTTTAATAGGTATGCCTAGAGGTGAAGACAGAGATAAGCTTAAAAACGAATTTGTTTTTCTTGGTAGACAATTAAGATATTTAACTAAACAACTTGCAAAGCAAAAACGTATTGTCACACGAAGTGCTAAAGCTCAGAGAGATGCTACTGATAGAGAGAAAAAATTTGTTAAAGCAACTGAGGATAAAAAATTAGCTAAAGAGAGAGCTTTACATTTAGCTGAAATAAAAAGAAATAGAGAGCTTATTGCTATAAGATCAGATAATCTATCAAAAGTAATTGATAAGTCTTATATTGCCCAGAGAGGTATGGAAATGGGTGCCCATATATCTCCAGAGAAAAGTAAAATTATTCTTGATGATAAAGTGGCTGAAGAAGAGAAACTTAAATATTATACTAAATTAGTTGATAAGTTAATGGATGCATTTGGTGTTAAGTTATCAGATATACAGGGGAAACAAGGGTATACTGCTGCTGGTGAAAAAGGTGATTTAGCACAACAGATGAAAGTAGTAGATTATTTTTTAGCCCATGTTCCAGGTGCAACCCAATATATACAAGGTGAAGTAACTCAAAAAAATAAAGAGATAACTGAAAATGAAACTATAACAGAAGATACTTTAAAAACTCAAGAGAAAATGTTATTGGAACTTAAAAGAATCTCAAGATTAAAAATTGGTGAAGGCGGGGTAACTCAATTTCAATCTACAGAATTAGTAGAATATATGAAGAGGATGGATACAGAGAGAAAAACAGATGCTACTATTAAAAAGATCAATGAGTTAATAACTCAGATTGCTACTAATAAAGGTAATGAAGAAGCCATAAATGCTATATATAAACAAAGTCCTTTATTTGATAAAAATATTAATGCCTTATTGGCTAATAAGGAAGGTAAACTAACTGGTAAACTGTTTATAGAAATGCTTAAAGGCATTCGTAAAGCAGCAGTACAGAGAAAAGAAGAGTTAGGTTTAGCACAGAAAAATTTAAATGCTGCTTTAGAGGCTTTTAGTGAACCTGTGGAGACTAAATTGACAGGTATTTTAGGAGAATTACAAGATACTTTTCAGCCTTTATTAAATACTGTTGTAGGTTCTCTTGCTAAATTAATTGCAGGAGTATGGTGGTTAGTTAAAAAACTTAACCTTAATCCTTTTAGTCATCCAGAAGATGATTATGATGCAAAAAAAGTTAGGGAGGATGCGATAGCTAATAGAGCAGAGCAAATTCTTAAAGAAGAAGATGATTTTAATAAAGATAAACAAGATGCCTTTTTAGCAAAAGAAGTAGCTATACAACAGGAGAAATTAGGTAGAGATTTAAAACCTAAACAACTTAAAGCGTTTAAGAAGGAAAAACTTTCTCAGAGTATTCTTAGAAATTTAGAAGGTACAGAACGTACTGCTAGATTGAAAGAATTAGAGAAAGGTGAGGCACGATGGTTTTTTGATCTAGCTCCTTTTTTTAATGAAGTTAGAAAAGTAGCTCCTACAGGAGCTACAGAGGGAGATGATCCTAGAATAGCTAAAGTCTTAGCAGGTATATCAGAACAACAGAATATACCTTTGAAGCATATGGAGTTTTTATATGCTAATCTTAAAGATGAAGGCTATTCAAATGACCGATTTATTTCTGCTATGAGTAAAATGCCTGAACAGTTAAGTTTTTTTCCTGGAATGCTTAGACAAATAAGAGATGGGATACAGGATATAGGTGAAGAAGGAGATTTTGAAGTACTACAGGATATTAGAAGTATCGCAGAAAAATTATATGGTGAAAAAGCATTGGAGGATTTAGATAAAGCTGATCCTATTAAAGGTGTAAAAGATACCTATAATTATAGTAGAGAAGGATTAGATAGTGTAGATACTGTTAGCCCTATAGGTGGATTAGGTGAAATAGCTAGTTTATTAAAGACTCTTTTATTTACACCTCCTGAGAATGTGCCTGATATTATTGGAGATATTATGCCTCGTGTACTTCAGTTATTAGAATCATTAGAATTAAATGAACCTTTAAAGGTTTTAGGAGATAAAAGTTTTAATGCTCTTGAGACGGTTAATAAAACTTTAGTAGGTATTTATACTGATTTAACAAAGAGTATGGATCCTGCACCAATTAATTTCGATTTTAGAATAGATGCAGGGAAATATTTTAATGTGGCAGCAGTTAAAAAAGATATGGTTGCTATCTCTAACGCTGTTGTAAATGAAAGACTAAAAAAAATATCTAGGGGATAAAAATGGCTAACGAAGCTACTATACAAATATTGAATGGGTCTCTTTTAACATTGCCTTTACAGTTTTCTTACGAATTGCCTGTGCCTATAAAAAGATTTACTTCAGTTAAGACTGCTGGAGGTACTGCTTTGCATTCTACACCTACAGTATATGATGGTGACAGCATTCTTATTTGGAGTATGGAAGGTAATACTCAAGCTGAATATATTGCAATATTAGATTTTTTTATTCTTGCTACAGACCAGTCATGTACTTTCATAGGTTATTGGGGAGAGAGTTGTTTAGTAAAATTTTTAACATTAGAGCCCCCTAGAGTTAGAGCACGTAATTTTTCTGTATCAGGTAAATTTAATTTGACTTCTACCATTAATTGGGGTATATAAATGAGTTACAAACAGTATGAAGAGAATGCTAATATTGATTATGATGACAGTTCTATATTTAATCCAGTAAAAAAATTAATGGCACCTATTTTAGTTTCTCCTATTAATAAATCCAGAACTGTAGGTTTATCTGCTAAGACTGTTGTTTGGAAAGTTGTTACAGACGCTTCTTTTTATGTAGTACAACTTGCTACTAATGATTCTTTTACAGGGTCTTCTGTTATGTCCTGTAAGACAGCAGATTTAACGTATTCTTTTACTGGTTTAGATTATGATGTATATTATTGGAGAGTTTATGCTTTTGATGGTGTTGGAGGTAGTTCAGATTCATCAATTATTTGGATGTTTGAATTAGTTCCTTACAGTGGGAGTGGAGGAGATAGTTATTCGTTATCTCCTGTTACAGAGATGTATGGTGAAATTAGATATGATGGGGTTTTTTATAGTAAAACTGGTTTAGATATAAGTGTGCCTAGCGATTTAAATAAAGAATTAAAAATAAGATTTTATGTATCTCCGGCAGATAGTTATTATAATACGCTGACTGTAGGAGCTATAATTATATCTCCAGCAGATGCAAGTGGCTCACTAGAGCCATTAACTTGGAAAACAGATTTACATGATACATATGATAAAGAAGATGGTTATGACATATGGGAAGGTACTCTTAATAAAATAACTGTAAAAACAGGTTTAGGTGGATATCAGATTAAAGCTAAAGCTGTTTGGGGTAATAAGAGGTATCCTACTTTGGATGAAACTGTTATAAAAGAAGCATCAGTTATGGTTGATATAGTTGATTCAGTACCTGTAGGTAAAACTTATTCCTGTATGTTACTGTCTCCAGAACCTTTTCCGTATTCAGGTGCTTTAGAGAATTGTAAGGTTTATTCAGGTAACGTTTATTTGGATGGTTTAAAGCAAGAACCTTTAAAAGGGCAGCTTATTAATGCTTTAGGTGTACCGATAGGTAAGGAGTTAATCTCTGAAGATAAACTAGGGACAGAAGAGGCTGTTTTCCCTGTGTTCAAACAGAAATATGGTCTACCAGCAAATTTCACCTTTCCTTGGTTTGTAGGAGAAGGAAATTCTAGTCTAGGGGGTGCTTATGAAGGTTTTTTTGATGTATCAGATAAAGAAGGTGGAGGTTATGTAGTTAAAAAAGGTGAAGCTATAATAAATGATATATATTTTTATCTGTCTTCAGTTAACATATCTTCAAATGCTAAATTTATATATCTTGAGTGTGTATATAAGCCTCCTGACTATGAATTAGATGCTGATGGTAATAGAGTGAAAATTGCGGATGGTGAGACATATTCACCTTCTATTAAATCTCAGACAGTTCATCCAGTAGTTTTACCTAATACTTTAGATGTAATTATTGCTGAGATAGTAGATGGGGAGATTATTCAAGAACAGCATGGTACTATTATAGCTACAATTGATGGTTTCATTGAAGCTAGTGGAAGTGATGGTGATGATGGAGAGGAAGCATTACAGGATGAATTAAATGATTTAAGAGCTAATTTATTTTGTGCTACATATGATACAGGAGGATGTACTGATGGTACTGATTGTGTAGGAGAACAATTTGGTCTTGAGGAAGATAGTATAGCTGAGGTAGAAACGGCAGAACTTGCATTAGAGTGTCATAGTACTAAGACATGTGGAACAGCTAATTATACGCCTCCTGAAGGAAAAATAAATTCTATAGATAATCTAACCTTTACTAAAATGGTTTATAAATGTTGCTGTGGGATTATGAAAGACGCTGTAGAAGAGTTGACACTTTGTGGGGATGCTGATGTTGCAACTTTATGTGAAGGTGTACTAGCGTCATGTGCACCTGTATCTTTATTTACTAGTCCTCCTTATACTGATATGGCAAATCTTGATGCAGCTATTGCTGAGATATCTACACAAAGAGGTATGGATGAATGGAATTTATGTGGTGAAGGAGCAGGTTGTGGTTATAAAGATTTAGAAACTATTCATATAATAGCAGAGCCAGAAGTAAAAGAAGTTAAAAATGCTTTTGGTGAAATTATAGTAGCTTATAAGGCAGCAGTACATCAATGGAATTTTGAATGTATACCTTGTTGTTGTGAATCTCCACCTACAACTGGTTATTTTGATGTTTGGATAGAGTGCGGTTGGGCAGTTACTACACGAGAAAAACAATGGAATGTACCTTACGGTGCAACTATTAGCAGCTCTTTTGGAGTAAGTGCACTAGAAGCACCTTATTATACTACAGACCGCTGTTTTAGACGGTGTGAAATAACAAGCCATACTTCACAGGTAACAAATCCACTGGATTACTGGATGATCAATAATTACTATGCTGTTTCAAAGCGGAGTGGCAGTTCTATGTTGAATGTGGAAGGAACAGATAGTATAAGCGGTAAACCTTATGGTTTTCAACAGCTTAGAGGACATACTTCTCGTAGTGAAAATATTGGCCCATGTAGTTTTTGTGATGGGGCTACTTATCCTTATCAAGCTGAATTGAAATTTTACTTCCATGAGACTGTAAACCCTTTATATAGTATTGGCGAAAGAACCAATCTCGCATAAGGAATAAAAATGAAAACAAATATAGAACTAGCACAATTAATAAGAGAAAAGAAACTTGATGTTACATATAAGCTGAAAGAATTCTACGGAAAATGTGAGAAAGTAGATATGTTTAGAATAAATGAACTTTCTCAAGATGAATTTGTAGAATTATTAGAGGATAGTGATCCATATGGCATGATAAATTTATATGATAATAAATATCTACTTCAAAATAAATCTCATCCTATCTCTATTCTTTCTTATATTAGTGAAGAGAGAAAAAGGAATTTCTATAAATATTATGATATTGTTAGAAAAGTTTATCCAGAACTTTCAGATAGTTTAGATTCTGGTTGTTCTAGTTGTAAAGGGTATGGGGATGGAATAGCTATAATTTTAGATATGTATAATATTGGAGGTACAGGTAGAAATTTGGCTTCATTAGTGCCTTTAACAGGAAAAGAATTTGTAAAAAAACTAAGTCATAAAAAATATAACCCTGATTTTAAAATAAAGTCTAAAAAGAAGTCTCTTATACATCAGTGTCCTATGTGTACACTTGAGCATATAGCAAAGGCACAAGTTTATTTTAGGGAGTATATTAAAGATCCTAAGTTATACAGATTAAATTGGTGTTATGCTTTAGGTCATTTAGGTTGTGGGGAGATAGAATGTATAATAGTAAATAATTCTTTATCAAAAATGATACGTAATGAGAAGAATAAGATGGTTAAAACAATGTTTTCTTATACACCTGATTTTGATAATTTACTTATACATGCTCTTAAAGGAGTTTAAAATTTATGCACACATGTGCACTTGCTAATTAAGTAGAGGCAGTTTTATGTTTGATAAAAAAGATATAATTAGTTATACGGTTAATAGATCAGAGTCTAAAGCTTCAGCCTCTGTTAAATTAGATAATTTAAATGATAAGTATACTAATGATAGTATATCATACGTAGGTCATCAATTAAGTCTTTATGTAGATAGATATATTGATGAGGTATTATCAGAGGAAAAGGTGTTTGGAGGAGTTATTAATGTTGTTACGCCTGCTACAGATTGTGAGGGAAAGAAAGTTTTAGATATTACAGTAATTTCTTATCTGGACTCATTAACTAATATACCAGTAGTTACAGGTACTTATACAGATAAAACAGGTTATTATATTTTAACTGATTTAGTGACAACATATGGAGGATTGAAGTCTGGACTATATGATTTTTCTTCTGCTACTGAAGTTGTTTTAACTACTTATGTTTCTGAAAATTCTTTAGCCGATGCTTTAATGAAAGTAGCTAGAGCTTGTAAACAGAATCTTGATATAGATAGTTCAGGTAGAATAGTTACTTCTGTTTGGAAAACGCCTGAAGACTCTTATACATATACTTTTTCTTCTAGTGATATTACAGATGTACAGCCTTTTGAGATATCTTCAACACCATTAGCTTCAGTTTGTAGAGTACGAGGTAGATATTTAACTAAAACTGAGATGGATATGATTACTATAGTAGAGAGACAGGATGGATTATTTGCACCTGTTTCAACTGATGCTATAGATGTAATAGTTGCTATGACTACTCCTGTTACTGAAGATGTAGCTTACACAGGAGTAGTTGAGATATATGAAGGTGCATCAAGTGCTGTAATTACTAATGTAGAAGGTGTTAATTTAACAATAAGATTTAATGGTACGTATACATTAGGTAATACTTATCAATTAGTTTATGATGTAAAGATTTACGGTAATGTGTCTTCTCCAATAGGTGAGAGAATAAGTTCTTTAGGTACAGGAGTGAAAGGCGGGTTTGACTTTAATCAAACTCCTTTAATGAAAGACGCAAATATATTTGGTATTAGTAGAAATGTTGCAGCAATATCTTTTATGAAAGATAATGAGAGGTCTGATGATAGAATAGAGGTTCTTGTATCAAATCAGGCTTTATTTTCTTTATATGGTATAAAATCTATTATTGAAGATAATGTATATATACCTTCAAGAGAGATAGCTTATGATATAGGTTCAAGAGTTCTTTTTGAGAAAAATTTATCTATGTATAGTATTAAATGTACTGGTAGTTGGCAATCTGAATTGAATAATACAAATAATATTATAAAAGTTCCTTTAATTCTTTCTTCTACAGGAGAATGTTATAAGTGTTTATTAAATGGTTTAACAATAAATTATTCCGCTGAGAGTACTGATGTTGTAGTTAACTATGATTTTCTCGCTTTAACTAGGTTGACAAATGTTGGTCAAGAGTATAGATTAATAAGCATAGGTGAAGATGAAAATGTTATAGATGGTACACTGGATGTGTTAGATGGAGCAATTAGTGTTATAGATTTTAAAGGTAGTCTACTATTTTTATAGTAAAGGGGTAAAATGACAATACAATTACATGATATTACAATAAAAAAATGGCAGGGAGATTTCTCAGGTATTAAACCTACCTCGTCTTCTGTTCAGGGTGTTAGAGTAATGGACTTAGTTTTAGATACAAGTTCACCTAATAAATATTGGTTATGTTTAGATAATACTCCAGGTTCTACAGATTATCAATTAGTTTCAATCATTAAAAATGACTCAAGTAGTCTAACTACTACATATAGTTCAACTACAATAGATTCTTTAATCACCGCTTCAACAGCTTTAGTAGATGATGTTACTATAGAATATGTCGATGTGACTAAACTTGCTGTTAAAGCTATTACTGCTTCAAAAGTCTCTGATTTTCAAACAGGGGTTAGTGCTAATACTGATGTATTAAAATTATCAGGTATTACAGAAGGAATTGTTTCAGCAAGTAAAACAGTTCTTGTAGACTCTAATAAAGATGTTACAGGTTTTAGATATTTAAATTCAGATGCTTTGAGGACAGGTAATAGCAGTGGAGTAGCTGGTTTACTTTCAGTTTATCCTCCGACATCATTAAAAGGTTTGTTTAATATAACATGTGAAGATCAGTTTGGGGATACTACAGTAAATTTAAATATACTTGAGCATGGTCAAAATACTGTTATAAGTTTACCTGATGCAGGAAATGCTACGACAAATTTAGTGCAGTCTACAAGTGCTTTAACTCTTGCAGAGGTTGATATATTAGATGGTGCTACACTTTCTACTGCTGAATTAAATATATTAGATGGTGCTACGTTAGATGTTACAGAGTTAAATATGTTAACTAATATGACTAAAAGTGGTACTGATACAGAATTTATTACTGGTACAAGCGGAACAGCAGATTATTTTTCTAAATGGGATGCTAATGGGGATTTGATAGATTGTAAAGTAGTTCCTTCAGGGGATATAGTAGGTACATCAGAACCTCAGACTTTAACAGATAAGACTTTAACTCAGTTATTAATGTCAGTTTCTACAGAATTAACTATTAGTGCAGGTGTTATTACTGTTACTCAAGGTTTTCATTCAGTAGATGGTGAGAGTGACTTAGATGATGATCTTGTTACTATAAATGGTAATACTGCTAGTAATATAGTTTATTTATATCCTAATAATTCCGCAAGAAATATTACTATTAAAAATACAGGTAATATAGTTACAAGTGATGGGAGTGATTATATTATTCCTGATAATAGTTTAATTATTTTAATTTATGATAGTGCTAAATGGAGAATAGTAGGTGGAAGTAGTGGGGGAGATATTTCTAAAGTAGGTACTCCTGTAGATAATCAAATAGGTGTATGGACAGGTGACGGTACTATTGAAGGAACAACAGGATTAACTTATGATGGTTCTAATTTAAAATTTAAAGGAGATATAGGTTCAACAGGTACTGGGATAACTAAAGGTTGGTTTACTGACTTAGAAGTTACTAATAGTATTTCCGCTAGTATAACAGGAACCTCAGCAGGGTTAGTAATAGGTAGTGATGCGGATGGAGATACATATTATAGAGCATCAGGAGTTACCGCTAGACTTGCTAAAGGAACTGCTGACCAAGTATTAACTATGAATAGTGGAGCAACTGCTCCTGAATGGAAAACAGGAAGTGGTGGAGGTGGTAATTTAACTACTAAAGGTGATTTAGAAGTTTATACTACTACTCAAACTAGATTAGGTATAGGAACTAATGATTATGTATTAACAGCAGATAGTTCTGCTGGTGCAGGAATGGCTTGGAAAGCTAATTCATCAGGTTTTACAGATCCTATGACTACTAGAGGAGATATAATATTTAGAAATAATTCGAATATTACAGCTAGATTTCCTATAGGTACAAATGGTCAAGTATTAACAACTGATGGAACAGATTTATTATGGGGAGCTTCTTCTGGTGGCGGTGGATATACAATTATTGATGATAGTTCAAGCGGTGGCGGTGTCAATTGTTTGATTGAAGCTGGTAAAAAATACTATAATATTGGAACATCAGAACTAACATATAAATTGCCTGCCAACATTGCTGTTGCCGAGACTGTTGAGATTCTCAACATGAGTTCAACAGGATTCAGAATTGTAAGTAACGAAAGCAGTGCAACCCAAAAAATTATTGATAAGACTATGGATTCACGGATAAGTGATAATAGCAGCATTAATCTCCTCAATACTACTGAATTATATAATGCTGTTAAGTTGTCAACTAAGACAGCAGATAGTGTGTTTGCAATAACACGAGGTAGTAATTATGCAATAGATGTTTCTCCTGTTTTGTCGGGGAACGATTCTTATACAAAATTATTATTGCCTTTTGACGGAGCGAATGGTTCGCAGGTTTTTACTGATACGTCCGTGGGTGGTAGTACTCATACGTATAGTGTTGGCGCAGGTAATCCAGAACTAACCACTACATTCAAAAAATGGGGAACAGCAGGCGTATATTTAGCTAATGACAGTCTTGTTTCGGAAGCTTCAAGTGATTTTACCTTAACCACTACAGATGATTTTACTGTTGATTTTTGGTATAACCAATTGGGAGATAAATCAAATGTACTTATATGGGGGGTAATCGGTGGTACGAGTGGGTATTATAGTTTTAAGGAGAATCATAACAAAACTATTACCTTTCAGTTTGAGGCTAAAAGCGTACTTCAAACATCGTTTAGTTTTGTAGGAGGTATATGGGCATGGATTGCTGTTTCGGGAACTGGAAACACTCTTAGATTGTATATAGATGGCGTGTTAAAAGTTTCTTCTGAAAATCAGCGAAGTGCTATAATTGGAAACGCTCAAAATCATATGGGAGGCTGGTTGGAAGAATCTTTTATTATAAGTGTTCTTGACTGTGTGCGCTATTGCAAGGGAACAAATAGAGGTTGGACAACAGCAACAATTCCTGTACCGACTGCGCCGTATGGTATACCGTCATAATGAAGCACAAAAGAAAACCCGAAACGCAACACTAAAAAACTAAGCAGAGAATTGACATGGACAAAGAAAAAGAAAACGAAGAACGACAATACAACTTATACAATATCGTTATAACAATAATCATAGGAATATTGATAACTGGTACTATTTCTTTAGCTGGCTGGTTTTGGGAATATTCGAGTAATGATAAAGCCAGTAAGTCATACATGACGCAACGCATTGATACTGTAGATTTTGTTAATGACGGCATGAAAGCTAAATATATATTAAATTCAATGACTAAAACTAAAGGGAAAAACAATAAGGAATTATTAAAGTTATTATGAAAAGAAATAAAAATATAAAAGTTTATTGAGTTAGTGCGTCTGTTATATGTAGGATTGACTGGAAAGATAAAAATATAATAAGTTATAGAAATAATATTTAACAGGTTGATAAATCTTTAATACATGGTTTATTAATATAGGAGGGAACTAAAAATGCCTGAAGTAACGAAAACTTTAACTGGTGACGGTCAATTCAGTGACACTATAAGAACTAAATGTCGTCAGAGTGCTTCATTAAGAGGTACAGAGAATTATCTGAATATATCCGCTCAGGGTACATGGTCAGGTGAGATAAATGTGCAAAGGAAATACGCTCATTGGGGTACTTGGGAAAGTGCAGGTAAAATTACAGCACCTAATCTTGCTTATCAGTTATATGAGTTTGAAGAGGATTGGGATTATAGAATAGGTTTTCCAACAGGTACATATATAAGTGGTACAGCAGAAGTCCGTTTAGGATATTAAGGAGAAAAAATGCCTTTAATAAGACAACCTTTAATTAATGTTATATCAGAAGGGTCATGTAGTGGCGGTGGAGGAGAGTTTCGAGGTAATTGGGACGCTTCTACAAACACTCCATTTCTTGTAGATGGTACAGGTACAGTAGATAGTTATTTAATAGTAAGTGTAGCAGGTACTCAGAATTTAGGGCATGGTCCAATAACTTACAGTGCAGGAGATGAAGTAAGATATTCTTCAGGTCTTATATGGGTAAAAATAGATGCTGGTATAGAACTGTGGCAGAAAACAGGTAATAGTCTAAACCCTATTGTAATAGGTGATAATGTAAATCTACTTACAGGAGGTCTTAAAGATACTAACGTTACAACAGCTCTTAATCTTGGAGATGTTTCTAATACTTCTTTTAATACTACAAATAAAACTATTATTGGTGCTGTAAATGAATTATTTAATAAAACAACTTTTAGAGAAACCTTTATAATAGATGCTACTGATTTAGCTAACAAATTTGTAACAGTTACAAATACTCCTACTGAAGAGTCAGTAGATTTAAAAATACAATATAGTCCAGACCAAATATATGGTTATAGTTATTTTGCGTCAGGAAACAATATAAGCTGGAATGGAATGGATTTAGATTCAGAATTAATTATAGGTTCTATAGTTTCAATAACTTATACTACTACTCCAGCGGCTAGAGAAACTTTTGTATTAGATTCTGCTGATATAGCAGCAAAGAAAATAACACTATCTAATACACCATATAATGCAACAAGTGTAGATGTTAAAGTAAAAAATAGCTCAGAGCAGATATATGGGTACAGTTATATTTTATCAGGTTCAGATATAACTTGGAGCAGTTTTGATTTAGATGGTGAATTGATTATAGGTTCAATAATGAGTATTACTTATATTACAACACCATAAGGAGTATGTATGTTATTAGATAAATTTGTAAAAGAGTATGAGGGGCTTAAAACACTAAATGAAAGTAGTAATTTATCTTATCCTGATAAAGAAAGGTTTGATGAATTAACAGTATTAAAGAAAGCTTTAATAGCACAGGATTTTAAGTATGAAATTTATAAAAAACACGTTATGGGATAATTTAAACTAAATTTAATAATTAACAAGTAGTATAATTTAATAAAGTATTAATTGTACGCTGTTAAAAAAACAAAGGAGAACAACATGAGTAAGTTGAAATTTAACTGGATTGTAACAGATTCTAACACACTTAAAGATGCTGGGAGCGGTGCAGTAGGTGTATTTTTTGAGTCAGGTCAAGGTCTTACATCAACAGCGGCTGGTATTAAAATTGCGGCAGGTGAGATATCTAATGATATGCTTACAGGTTCTATAGCTAGTGCTAAATTAACGGATGTAGATATAATTGCATTTATTGATCAGGCTGAAGCTATTACTGGTGCATGGACATATAATACCGCAATTCCTACAACATCATTAACACCTAGTGCTGATAATCAGTTTGCTACTAAAGGGTATACAGATACTCTTTTTGAAGGTATAACAGCAAAGTATTCGTCAACTGTTGGTACAATTACAACATTGCCTGCTTATGCGTATGATAATGGTGCAGCTGGTGTTGGAGCAACTCTTACAGCTTCTGCTGTTGGTGTTTTGACAATTGATAGTGTGGCTACAGTCTTAAATGATATAGTATTAGTACAAAATGAGGTAGCAGGAAATGCTCCTTACAATGGCATATATAAGGTTACTACTGAAGGTACAGTAGGAGTTGCTTATATATTAACAAGAGTAGATTCAATGGATACGGCTACTGAATTTTCAGGGAGTCATACTTTCGTTACTGAAGGTACAGTTAATGCAGGAAATGGTTTTGTTTGTACAACACCTAATCCAATAGTAGTTGGTACTACAGCTATTACACTTGTTCAGTATTCTGGTGCAGGTGCATATTCAGGTAGTGATGGTGTACTATTAACAGGTAATGATTTCTCATTAGATATGGATAGTCTTACAGGTGGTACAGTAAAAGTCGCTGACGATGATTTTGCTTATGTTGATGTCAGTAATAACCTCACATATAAAGAATCTATATCAGATTTTATAGGGCTGATTGCCGGTGTAGTTACAACTACTGGTTTAACAGATACAGCTGGAGTCTTAGCTGTAGATATCGCTAACATGACTGCTGACACTAGTCCTGTTGGAGCTGACTTAATGGCAATTAGTGTTGGTGGAGCATTGCGTAAATCTACACTTACTGAACTTGGTACATTCCAAGCTGGTACAGGTACTGCTTCTGGTCTAAGTTCTACAACAGGTGTATTAGCAATTGATATTCCTGGTCTTACAGGTAAAGCAACAATTGTTGGAGCAGATAGTTTAATCATATCTGACAGTGCTGATAGTGCAGCTAATAAAGATATTACTGGAACAATTCTTGGTACAATGTTAGCAGCTGGAACTAATTCTGGTATTGCAGCCGCTACTGGTAATCTTTCAGTAGACTTAAATGATTTAGCGGCAGCAGTATTTGATCCTGCCGCAGATAGTTTAGCTATTCTTGATGCTACAGATAGTGGCTCTAAAAAAGAAGCATGGGCAGATATTGCCACACTAATTGCTGGGGTAGGAATCACAGCTACAGCTGGTGTACTTAGTGCTGACGGTGGTGCAAGTGTTGATTACGCTCATATAGTAACATCAGGTGAAGTTACAGCAGGATATTTGACATTAACTTCAACTCCTGGTGAAGCTAGTTCTGTTACAGTTAATCCTCAAGGTGGAATAGCTCAGATGAATAAACAGAATGTAGGATCAACTGGAGCAACACCTGACTTTGATATTTTATCGTCAAATCAGTTACATATTAATAATACAGGGGCAGCTACAGGATTGTCTGAAGATATTCTAGAAGGTGATATTCTTGCGATTCATTTTGAAGAAGCAAGTGCGTAAACAATAACAATGAGGGGGTTTATACCCCTTCTTAATTTTTAATGAGATAATAAAAAAGGATTTTTAAAATGAATGAAAAAAAAGATTTAATAGCTTTTTCTCAGCTTGCAGCGGCTAAAGCGGATATTTTCGCAACAGGATTTAATACATTAGTAGATACAATTATACTACATAATTCAAATTCTACTTCTGAAGATGTAGTAATTAATATGATAGTAGGTGTTACAGAGTATCAGATTATCGCTAAGACTTTGACTGCTGGTCAGACTTTTCCAGTTGATTTAGGTGAATCTGGTATATATATACCAAGTGCAGGTACACTTACAGGTAATACAGATACTGCGGATAAAGTATCTATCTATGTTGGTGGGGCACGTATTTAATAACAAGATCCTTTAAGCGGGATATATTTATCTTATATTTCTAAAATGAATGTAAGATAATCTTCGTGAGTCTGCTTTGAGCAACACGACAAAAAACTGAAGGAATTTTTATTATGGGAAAGACAAAAAAACGTTGGATAAATTTAGCTTATAATGACTCTGATGCACTTACAGCAGATGATATTTTTTACGCAAGTAGTACTTCTATAAAAGCTGCTATAGATGATAAAGCTTCAGCATTAAAAGATTTATCTACTGGAGTTATAGACGTTGCTACTGATAGTTTTGGTTTTATAGATTCTAATGATTCTGATGCTAGTAAGAAAGAGACAATAGCAGATTTAGCAACAGCTATGGCTGGTGCAGGTATCACAGCTACTTTTGGAGTATTAAGTGCTGACGCTAATCAATGTGAAATTGGAACAGCTTGTAGTGATGAGAACACATCATTAGAAACAGGTACAGCAAAATCTACATTTAGACTTCCAGCAGGTCTTACTTTAACTTCAGTTCTAGCTAGTGTTAAAACTGCACCAACAGGTTCTGCTATTACTGTAGACATTAATTTAACTGGTACAGGAACAATACTTTCTACTAAATTGACAATTGATGCTACTGAAAAAACAAGTAATACAGCAGCAACTCCTGCTGTTATATCAACTAGTTCTCTACCATTTGATAGTGAAATAACTGTTGACATAGATGTAGTTGGTAGTACTATTGCAGGTACAGGATTAAAATTATGGTTAATTGGAACAAGAACATAAGGAGTCAATTATGAGTAGTATGTGTAATATAATTAATTCTTATGATTATGTAGATAATGCATTTGATATGGAAATAACGATGGTTACAGCAGGCACATTTGATTTTAGGTTTCCAGCAACAGCTACTGGTACCTATGATATGGAGGTGGACTGGGGAGATGAAAGTTCATCTACTATAACAGTATGGAATGCAGCAAATGCAACCCACAGTTATGCGGCTGAAGGAACATATAGAATACGAGCTATAGGTACTTGTACTGAGATAAGTTGTGGTGATTTGCATTACACTGATTCACATCTAATTATGAAAATACATAATATAGGTGATATGGGATGGACTACAGCATATCAAATGTTTAAAGGTTGTCAGAATCTATCAGAGGTTCTTGATGGAGGTAGATTTTTAGTGAATTGTACATCTGCACAAGAAATGTTTCTATATAATTATGATTTAGAGGTTTTACCCTCATTGCTGGATTTATCTTCAGCTACAACATGTAAATCTATGCTTCAAAATGCAGGTAGTATGGATCTAAGAAATTGTACTCTACGTGCAGGTGATTCAACTGATTTTGATAGAATGTGCATAGATTCTAATCTGACACATTTCTTTAGTACATTTGAGTGTGGTTCAGGTTCAACATTTGTAAGTATGTTTGAATCCTGTTTAACTTTAGATGGTACAACATTACCTTATTTTGATATGAGTTCTGCAACAGATGTTTCTAGTATGTTTGAGGATGTTCGAAATATGGTAACGTGGTCTGCTGATATGAGTAATTGTACAGCAGTAGCTTATTATAGAATGTTCTTTGGTATGCAAGATGTTGTTAATATGAATTCTGGTAAGTTAGGAATGGCAAATGCAAACGATCTTTCTGAAATGTTATATGGTTGCTATTCATTCTTGACAGTTCCAGTTGGTTTTACTACTGCTAATGCTGATTATGTTACAGGCCTTTTTTCACAGAATGGTGATATGTTAGCTATACAAGGTGTAGATCTTTTAGGTACTCCAAGTGGTACATCAACAATGTTTAGCGGTTGTGATTTATTAGAGTCTGGAGTTGTAACTAATGCTACAACATCATTCTCAATATCAGGTTGTAATTTTGATGCGGCTGGACTTGATGCAATATTTACCGAATTAGAGACAGCTACTGCTACAATAACAAT